GTAGAAGATTACTTAGAACTGGCGGCATGAGGCTTTTATTCTCACCTCTCAGGCAAGAAGGCCCAGGAATAGATGAAGTTAAGAAAACTTTAGGTGGCTAGTTATGGCTAAACCAACAACAAAGAAAAAGTTTTCGCTTTTAAAAATGTTTAATCCAAAGCCGCAAACCTTATCTGAGGGATATGCCCAGCTTGCTGGGGCGCAAATAAAATCTAAAGGTAATTATAAAAGCCCTAAGACTGGCCTTCAGCAAGCCAAAGATGATTTTTTAATGGATATAGGCGTTAAGGAAAAAGACCAAGATTATTATGCCAGAATAGATGACAGAGCAAAGCGTAGCCAGCAGGCGATGGAAGATATGAAAGAACGCCGCCGCAAAAAAAATAGACGCAGACGAAGGGGTGAAACCGCAGCGGAACGAAAAGCAAGATTAAAAAGAGAAGCTCTAGCTAAACAAAGAGCCGAAGGTCAAACAAAACGTAAGAAATTTTATAAAGAAAAGGATGAAAGGTTAGCTAAATTAAAGGCTAAACTTTTAAATTTAACATGACAAAAATTAAAGAAGATACAAGAGTATTTAGTAAAGTTGAGGCAGACCCGAAAAGGGCAAGAAACGAGAAGGGTCATTTAGTCGCGGATGACCCTTCTACTCCCGAAGTAAATGAGGCTTGGGAGGGCGGTCAGGCTCCAAAGAAAAAGGCAAAACCTCGTGGTAAAAAAAGTACATCAAAATCCTAAAGGCGGTTTAAACGCTGCTGGTCGGGCCTTCTTCAAACGGACAACAGGGGCAAACCTAAAACGTCCAGTGAAGAGTGGCGATAATCCTCGCCGAGCGTCCTTCCTGGCTAGAATGGCGGGGAACTCTGGGCCGGAGCGTGATAGCAAGGGGAGACCTACAAGACTGCTCCTATCCCTCCGCGCCTGGGGTGCTTCCTCAAAAGCAGATGCCAGAAAGAAAGCAGCGGCCATAAGTAAACGAAACGAGAGTAGAAATGCCTAAATTAAATGTAAAAGAAGTTATGGGGCGTGAGGCAAAAGCACAGGCTCGAAAAGATGAATGGCGTACAATCTATGAAGATTGCTATGAGTTCGCTCTACCACAAAGAAATCTATACAATGGATATTATGAAGGCAAAACTCCAGGCAAAAACAAAACACAAAGAGTGTTTGACAGTACAGCTGTCAATGCAACAAAGCGTTTCGCCAACAGGATGCAATCCGGCCTTTTCCCACCTATGCGCAAATGGTGTAGGCTAGAGCCAGGGTCAGCTGTTCCAGAAAATGAAAAAGAACGAGCGCAAGAAATACTAGACGCATACGTTGATATTATGTTTGACCAGCTACGGCAAACTAGTTTTGACTTGGCAATGGGCGAGTTTCTCCTAGACCTTTGTGTCGGCACAGCGGTTATGATGATTACACCAGGTGATGAGGTCACACCTATTCGTTTCTTAGCTGTGCCGCAGTACCTTGTTGCAATAGAAGAAGGTGCTTACGGAACAATTGATAACGTCTACAGAAAGCTAAGAATAAAAGCAGAAGCGATACAAAGAGAGTTTCGTGATGTTCAGATAACCCCAGAGCTTCAAGCAGCTATTGATGATAAGCCGCATGAAGAGCTAGATTTATTTGATGCTATAATTTTTGACCAAGAAAGTGGGCGGTATCATTATCATGTCGTTTGGCCGCACAAACAACAAGAGCTGGTATATCGAGAAATGGATAGCAGTCCGTTTATTGTTGCTAGATTTAGTAAAACAGCTGGTGAAGTATATGGTCGAGGTCCGTTGATTGATGCGATTGCAGACATCAAAACCCTCAACAAAACAAAAGAATTGATATTGAAGAACGCAAGTCTTTCGATATCGGGTGTATTCCTTGCAGCAGATGATGGTGTTTTGAACCCACAGAACATTAAAATTCAACCAGGTGCAATTATCCCAGTCGCACGAAACGGTGGTCCGCAAGGCGCATCCCTGGCTCCTTTACCCCGAGCTGGGGATTTTAACACAAGTCAGCTTGTTATTCAGGATCTGACAATGAACATTAAAAAGATCTTAATGGATGATACTTTGCCACCTGACACAATGAGCGCCAGATCAGCAACAGAAATCGCCCAACGCCAACGTGAGTTGGCTACAAATTTAGGATCTGCCTTTGGTCGATTGATGACCGAGATAATGATACCTTTAGTATCCAGGACCCTTTACGTTCTTGATCGTCAGGGCTTTATTCGTATGCCCCTCAAAGTAAATGGTGTTCAAGTAAAGGTTGTGCCAGTGTCACCACTAGCAGAAGCGCCAAAGATGGAAGAGGTAAATCAACTTCTTAATTTTATGCAGATTGCTAATGCGATGGGGCCAATGGGTCAGACGTTGCTAAACATACCTGAAATAGTAGATTTCATTGCTGAAAAGATGGGTATCGATGCTCGATTGCTGAATACACCAGAAGAGCAACAGGCAATGTTAGAACAGATGCAGCAAGCTATGATGGCTGAACAACAGCCAGAAATGCCAACAGATGAAACTGTGGCTGGAGCTATGCAATGAGTTCGGCTGAAGGTTGGGATGGATTATCTCAGGCTCAGTCGGAGCCGCAGAAAGCGGACGATTTAGATATACTGTATGGACGGTTATTTAAGTCACAGGAAGGCCAAAAGGTGTTAAGTCATTTGAGGCAGATAACAATAGAACAACCATCCTGGTTTCCTGGAGAAGATCCAAGCCAAGGCTACTTTCGAGAAGGCGCGGCTGATCTTGTTCGGATAATTATGCGAAGGGTGGAAAGGAGCAATAATGTCTGAAGAAACAGAAAATACAGAAAAAGCTGAGGCACAACAGGAAGATGCGCCGCTGATTAATGTGGATGCAAAAGAAGATGAGGTAGAAGAAGAAGCACCTATAGCTGTGCGTGATGAGGTAGAAGAACAGGAACTATCAGAAGAAGATGATGATGAAGTTTTTGACCGACCTGATTACTATCCAGAGAAGTTTTGGGATGATGATGGTCCAGATGTTGAAAAGCTTGCAAAAAGCTATGCAGAGTTGGAGAAAGCATTTAGATCCGGCAAGCATAAAGCACCGGAAGGTGATTACGATGTTTCGGATTTGGTTGATCGTGGCCTCGATCTGGAAGATCCGGCTGTTGCGGTATATCAGGACTGGGCTAAACAATATGGTGTTTCACAGAAAGCGTTTGAGGACTTGGCTGGTCAGATACTGGAGATGAACGGAGAACAGGCCGAGGATATTGAGTATGATCGAAGAGCTGAAATGCAAAAACTTGGTGCAAACGCCCAAGAAAAAATTACCTTTCTTGAGCGTAACATCAAAGCAGCTGATCTAAACAATGCAGAAAAAGAAGCCCTAAGCTATAGCATAAACAATGCTGATAGTATCAACGCATTGACCAAACTTATCCAGGGATACACCAATGAGAATATTCCAATAAAACCTGTTGTTGCAGAGCCAGAAATGACAGTTGCAGATCTTCAGCAAGCCATTGCAGATCCTCGATGGCAGAGCGATGCTGTATGGCGAACAAAGATCGAAAAGAAATGGATGGAAGTTAACAACTAGATATTGTTGCAATGTAGGTTGTTTGCGTGTATATGTGGTGTAACGGATAACCAAGGCGGCCCGTTTATGTGGTGAATCCACTGGTTGGCGTGACCACTCCCACGCAAGCGACCGCCCGATTACATCGGCTAACGGTAAGCGTTTTATATTAGAAACCTTAAAAGGAGGCTTCTGCTATGGCGCAGAATATAACCACGGCCTTTGTAACACTCTTCGATCAAGAGGTAAAACAGGCCTACCAAGGCGAGGCATTGCTTCGCGGCACTATGAGAACACGAACAGGTGTTCAAGGAAACACAGTTAAGTTTCCAAAAATCGGTAAAGGCGTAGCAACGGTTAGGGTACCCCAGACCGATGTGACACCGTTAAACGTCACCTATTCTCAGGTGACAGCATCCATGTCTGATTTTATCGCAGCTGAGTATTCTGATATCTTTCATCAGTCACACGTTAACTTTGATGAGCGTCGTGAGTTGGTGCAAGTTGTCTCAAAAGCGATTGCAAGACGCATGGACCAGCTTTGCATCGATGCTCTTGATGCTGCTTCATCACCATCAACCGTTGCTACTGGTATTGGTGGAAGCACATCAAATATGAATACCGAAAAGCTTCGTGCAGCTGCTAAAGCTCTGAACGAAAAAAATGTACCAGCCGAAGGGCGTCATTTATTGATGCACTCTTCTCAGCTTGATGCATTGCTTGGTGAAACAGAGATTACTTCAGCAGATTTTGCAACGGTCAAGGCTCTTGTTCGCGGTGAGGTATCATCGTTCATGGGCTTTAATATAATCACTATGGGTGATCGTGATGAGGGTGGTGTTCCAAAACCATCTACTCGTACTTGCTTTGCATGGCACGAAAGCTCAATGGGTTATGCCGAAAGCATTTCGCAAAAGAGTGAAGTCAACTACATACCTGAAAAGACGTCTTTCCTAGTAAGCTCCATGTTCTCAGCTGGAGCCGTAGCGATCGATGATGACGGTATAGTAAAAATTTCATGTACTGAGTAAGGAGACTAACACATGGCTTTTTCAAGTACTGGTTTCGTAAACTACGGTGGAGGCAAGAAAGGCGTAGCGCCAAGTCTCTACGGTTATTCAACAACCGACACTATTGCTGACGTAAACACTGAAGGATATTTTAACAGTTTGTCAGATGTCCTTGCAGTTGGTGACACTATCTTGGTTCGCTCTTCAACAGGCGGCACACAAGCTTTGTCATGGGTTTATGTTTTAACAAACACTGGTGGCGTTGTTGACGTAACAGACGGTCTAACAATTACAGCGACCGACTCAGACTAATTAATATGGGGCTGGGCAACTGGCCCCTTATATACATTGGAGGGTTGTAATGGCCGTAGGTGATACAGATTTATCTATTTGTTCAGATGCATTAATCTTGCTGGGGGCTGCGCCCCTTTCTTCTTTTACAGAGGGAACTGATACCGCCCAAGCTTGTGATCGATTATATCCAGATTTAAAAAATACACTACTTAGTACTTATGTTTGGTCTTGGACATTAGCCAAGATACAGCTTCAAAGATTATCAACAAAACCAGTAAACGAATGGGAATACGCCTATCAGATGCCAGGAGATGATTTAACTGGTGCTTTAGCTGTATTTGAGAGTGACAGCACAGCGCAAAGATCTGTTCGTTATGGCTGGGAGATATATGGCGATCAGCTAGTAACTAATATGGAAACTGTTTTTATTGATTATCAGCAAACCATAACTGAAGCTAAGATGCCTAATTATTTTGTTCGTTTGCTAAGAACAGCATTAGCAGCCGAACTAGCAATTGTTATTACAGATCAAGCTTCGAAAGCAGATTATTTTAGAGCGCTTGCGTACGGAAGTCCTGGAGAGAATGGTCGGGGTGGTCTCATGCGCGAAGCCATGAACATTGATGCAAGAGGTCAGTCAACACAAATTGTCGAGGACTATTCGCTAATACAAGTGAGGCAGTAAATGCGCGTTACTCAGTTTCAAACAAACTTTTCTGTTGGTGAACTAGATCCGCTATTACGAGCCAGAACAGATTTATCTCAATATCAAAACGCTTTAGAAGAAGCTACAAATGTTATTATACAGCCTCAAGGCGGCTTGAAGCGCAGAGACGGATTAAAGTTTATTTATGATTTTGGTACAAGCTTTACAGCTTTTAAGCTTATACCGTTTGAGTTTAGCGTTACAGATAGTTTTCTTTTAGTGTTAGTTGTTGGCCGGATTTATGTATTTAAGGATGGTGTTTTACAAACAAACATAAATTCTTCAGGTAATGATTATATAGCAGCTACAGATATAACTGCCGCTATGCTTGATGAGTTAACTTTTACCCAAGCCGTTGATACGCTTATCTTGTGTCACGAGGACTTGCAGACAAAAAGACTTGTTAGAAACACAGATACAAACTGGACATTAGAAAATCTACCTCTAACAAATGTACCTCAATATCCTTATGCGTTAAGTATACACTCACCAAATTTTACAATTACTCCCAGCGCAGTATCTGGCAACATTACTATAACAGCATCGAGCGTAACGACAGATACCGGAACTGCTCAGGCTGGGGGTACTAACACAATTACACTTAAATCTTCATCCGCATATTCTGCTGATGATCAGCCTAATGGAATGTCCGTTACACTTACTTCTGGTACTGGTTCAGGGCAATCTAGATTTATTAATGATTATGTAGCATCAACTAAAGTAGCTACAGTATATCCACCCTGGACTACGCAACCCGACAACACAACAGGATATAAAGTCGAGGCTTTTTCAGCGGCAAGTGTAAACGAATTTGCTCAAGTTGATACAACTTTTGGACGAGCTAAATATGTAGAGTTTGTTAGCGCAACAGTAATGAAAGCAGTCACAGAAGTTCCGTTCTTTGATACTAGTGGTGTTGTTGCTGGTAACTGGAAAAGTGAGCATGGCTATGAAGATGTTTGGTCAAACGATAGGGGCTGGCCTAAATCAGCTACCTTCCACGAGGGTCGATTATATTTTGGTGGGTCAAAGTCTAGGCCTAATACAATATGGGGTTCAAGGGTTATTGACTTTTTTAACTTTGATCCTGGAAGCGGTCTTGATGACGAGGGGGTTGAGGCAACTATAAACACCAATCAACTCAATAGTATTGTTAGTATTATTGCTGGTGCGGATCTAAGAATATTTACAACTGGTGGTGAGTTTGTTGTTATACAATCAGAAGATGCTCCTGTTACGCCAGCAACCTTTTTGATCCGGCCACAAACAAGATTAGGGTCAAAGCCAGGCGTTCCAATAGAAGATCTCAATGGTGCATCTGTATTTGTCCAAAGACAAGGTAAATCAATAAACGCATTTCAATTTGGGTCAGGTACTAATTCTTATCAAGTTCAACAGATATCCGTACTCTCTTCGCATTTAATTAAAAACCCTATTGATCTAGCTGCTCGAAGGTCAACGTCTACAGATGAGGCTGATCGGTTGTTTCTTGTAAATGGTGATGATGGATCAATGTCAGTGTATTCTATTCTTGTTGGGCAAGAGGTCATTGCTCCAAGTTCATTTACAACAGACGGTCAATTTGTTGCTGTAGCTACTGAAATCTCTGATACTTATTGCATAGTCAAAAGAACGGTAGATTCGTTAGATAAATACTTTTTAGAAAAGTTTGACGAAACTCTTACCTTAGATAGCGCTAAGAATGGAGGAGCCGCTTCGTCAGTAACAATGGACCACCTTAAAGGCAAAACCGTTGAGGTTGTTCGTGATGGCGTTGTAGAGCCTACTCAAGTAGTTCCGTCTAGTCCTTTTACAATTACGTTTGCTATTGCAGCAACAGCAGATTTTCAGGTTGGATTAGAATATACAGTTCAAGCAAAGACAATGCCAACTGAACCAGTGTTAGGATCTGGCTCTGTGCAAGGTGTTAAAAAGCGTATTGTTCAGGTTGACGCTCTTCTCAACGAAACAAAAGATCTTGTAATAAACGGCAAGCAGATATCATTTAGAAATCTTGGCGTTGCAGTTCTTGATAAACCTATTCAATCATTTACCGGATTAAAAACAGCACATGGTATTCTAGGATACAGCGCTACCGGACAAATAACATTAACTCAAAACGTTCCTTTGCCTATGACTGTATTAGGCCTGGAATACAAACTAAGTGTAGGAAACTAAAATGGCAGCAATGGCAGGACCAGGAGCGCAACTTTTCTTAGGCGGATTATCAGCTATGGGTCAGATCTCAGCTGGTAGAGCAGAAAGGGAGCGATATCAGAAAGAGGCAGATCTAGCCGATTTACGAGGCAGAACGGAGGCGCTTGCATACAAAGATAAAGGCAATCAGATTTTAAATAATCTTAACAATACCTTAGCTGCAATTATTGCAAGATCTGCGGCTGGTGGTGTTGATCCGACTTCTGGATCAGCTGCGGTTATAGCTTCTGCATCAACAGCTGATGGAATTACTGAGGCTAATATTGCTGCTGACAACGCAATACTAGCTATTGAGCAAGCTTCTGAACAAGCGGATATTTATAGAAAAGCTGGAGATACAGCATACAAAACGTCACTTATTAAGGCTGTTGGCACTATCGGTCAGTCTGCGTATAGATACGGACAACTACTATAGGTTAGGTGTAAAGATGGTTCTTCCAAAGTATCAAAAAACAGGAATACAAGTCAGACAACCTTCCGGTATGGACTTTGCTGATGCACGAGAAGCTGCTCGATTGGGACAAACATTATCAGCTGAACTAGACCGCATGAGCGATTTTGCGTTTCGTGAGGGCGCAAAACTAGCAGAGCGTAGGGGGCAAGAACGTGTAAGACAAGAAGGTGCCGTTCCTGTGCTTACTGCGTTACAACAACAAGAAGGGCCACGCACAATAGCTCAACAGGCTGCTTTCGATGCAGCTAACAGAATTGCTGTCGTTGAAATAGAAACAGCTGCACGATCTGATATGCGGAAGCTAGTTACTGAAGCTGACGAAACAAACATGGAGATATCTGTCTTTAATCAAAAAATGAGTGATATCCAAGATGGTTACTCTGCCTCTATGCAAGTTGTTGATCCGGTAGCGGCTGGCGTTCTTAATGCAAGGCTTCAAGAGGACAATGTAACGTATTCAACAAAATATTCAGAGATTGTTACTACAAAAGCAAAAGCTGCTTATGCAGAAAACACTCAAACTATATTCGATGAAGGTGTGCAAACTATTCGTGATTTCGCTTTAACGGAAGGGGCAACCAAAGAAGCAATAAGAAAGAAAGGTGAGGATCTTTTACAAACAACTTTAGACAGAGGCGTTGGAGATAAGAAAGCTAAGAAACTTGTTGATGCAGCTGTAAATGATGCAATTAAACAAAACCTTGCCTATAGATACGAAAATGCCGAAGGTATTTTAGAAAAGCAAGCTATTGTTGATGAATTGTCAGAAATAGAAGTATTTCCTGGCATGGATTACATTCAAACAAGAAACTTTGAACAAAAATTTAGAACCGATTTAAATAGACAAATAGGTAATGGAAAAACTAAATTTACTAATGAATTAGACGATGCAATAACATTTCTTGTTAATACTGGTAAAATTAAACCAGGTTTTGAGGTAGATGAAGATAAGCTTACAGAATTATTTTCTGATGATCAGGAAACATTAGATGCGCTGTTAAGGCAATGGGAAAATACCCAAGAAGATGTAAAAACATATGGCTCACTTTCTTCTATGCCAATCGAAAAAGCTAATGAAATTGCGCAGCAACTTATTGAAGAAGCAAACAGCCCACCAGAAGGCGCTACTGGCGCAGAGGCCAAGCTTCTTAGAGATCGAGCGACAAACTTTCAAAAAGCTTTAATTCAACGTCAACAAAGTTTGCGAGAAGATTCAGCGCTATATGTTACTCAAACCAACAAACAAGCTGAACAGTTAACATCTGGAATTTTTAAAGAGCTGAATAACGGAAATATGAATCTTGCGGCAAAGGGTCTTATTCGTCTCAACGAAACCTTAAATATTCAATATGATGTTATGGGTGTTTCTCAAGATGATAGAAGGTTGCTGTCAAAAGACATGGCGCAACAAATGATACAAATTATCCAAGCTACTGATGATGATGTGGAAATTGCAATAATCAAACAAATACAAGTTGGTCTTGGAGATTTGGCTCCTAGATTTGCTGATGAGCTTAGAAAAAATGGTTTGGCTCCAGAGTATGTTGAGGCTCTTTTTACAGACGATCCAGGTTTACATTTAGAACTAGTGCAACTGTCACAATCTCAAGAATCAGCCCTAAAGCCAAAAGGCGAGGGGGTCGCTATTGCAGCAGAAAGACTACTATTAGAAGGAATAGATGATTATAGAGTAGCGTATTTAAGAGGTGGAGACAGTGGGGCAATAGAGCAATACAATCAACAATATAGTGTTGCTAGAAAGCTTATGTACAAATATATGACTGTTAATGGATTAGACGGTCAAGCCGCTGCTGAACGAGTAATAAAACAAATTTTTCCAGAGTTTGATAATATTGCAAATACGTCAAGTGGACAATTTGTTGTGCCAAAACAATTTAATCCGCAAAATATGGAAATATTTAGTGGTAGCCTTTTAGACCCTCGTAGATTGCAAGAGATGGGCGTTCAAGAGTTACAGGTTGCTGATTACCCTGGCTCGATAAGTGAAGCTGTTTCTATGGCAGCATTAGCGTCAAAAGGTGTATGGCTCAACAATAGCACCGGAGACGGAATAGTTTTGCACTATGATACTGGCACACAGCTGTTGCCAGCAAAATTTGATAATGGTCAGTTTGTAGATATAAAATTTAAAGACCTACAAAATGTTGCAACAAACGCAATCCAACAAGCTCCGTTAAGTTCATTTGATACAACAGATCCAACGATAGCGCCTACATTTGGAGAGGCTGAAGGATTTTTATCAGAAGAGTATAAACAGCAAGCGTTTGGCGAAAAAGTTGATGATAGTGAATTAAGCCTCGATCCTATGAAATATATGAGAACTATAGATAAAGGCGCTTCTTCTGAAAATAGTAAGGCTTATGCGCAGCATATAACAGAACGTCTTGGCAAACTTGAAGAACCTCTAAGTTATACTGAATGGTTAAAAACCCAATGATGCGATCCAGAACCCTAGCAACAGAAAACAGAATACTCCGGCAGATAGCCGGAAATGAATTATCTGTTGATCTAGGAACATCTGTTGGTGCTGCCTTTGATATGCCCACAATGACGTCTTTGTTAACAAATAAAATAGAACAAAACATTGCAGATACAGATGCAAGGCGGCAAGTGTTTTTAGAAATGGATGCTGTTCTTCAGGAAGAGCAAAACGAAATAGAAACTCAACTAAATGTTGAAACAGACCCTCAAGAGCTGGACAGGTTGCGCACTAGAGCGTCTGAAATATCTGAATTACTAGGAACGCCGAAGGTTGATAGGTTTCAGGAAAAAGCATTAGAGATCGGAGTTTTCAAAACACCAGAAGAACTAAAAGAAATATTTGGTGATATTATTACTTTTGATAGAGGAATGTCAGAAGAAGAAGCTGAATTGCTTGTGCAAAACAAAAAAGAAGAAATGATTAGAAACGCAATTATACAAGCTGGACCAAAAGGCTTTGTTCCTGGCGTTGCTAAATTTGCTGGCGGTATGGCGGCAATGGCAACAGATCCATTAGAGCTGGCTTCTATGTTTATCCCTATTGTTGGCGCTACTGGTAGAGCAAGGTCTATAGCAAGATATGGAAATATAAGAGGTAATGTTGTTGTCGGCGCAAAAGAAGGTGCGTTTGGTTCAGCAATAACAGAGCCTTTTTATTATGGTTTATCAGTCAATCAGCAGCTAGATTATACAATGCAAGAAGCCTTGTTTAATATTGGAGCTGGCTTATTTCTCGGTGGAGGCATTGGCAGCTTGGCTGGCGCTATTATGGCTAGAAGCGTAAACGAAAAAGAAGTTGTTGATATAGCTGACTTTGCAGATATTTTAGAAACAAGAAAGTTTGACAAACCTATTTCTGAAGCAGAAGCTATAGAACGTGCGAACAGATCTGTTGCAAAGATACGAAGGGCTAACAAGATCACAGGAGATCATATAACCTATGATCTGGCTCTGAGACAATTTATTACCGATCAAAATATAACGGCTAAAATTATTCAGCCAAAAGCTATTGGAAAACCTCAAACACTAGGTGGGTTTATCAGATCAAAAGGCGGCATTAATGACGACAAGCCAACGCATAGGGGCGAGGTGGCTAATGTAGGAATAAAAGCTCGCACTGGTTACATTAAAAAAAATGGAACGGTTGTAAGTTTTATAAATAATAAAGCTTCAGACTTAGATCTTGACGATATGGCAGAGTTAGCTTTTGAAGCTGGTTACTTAGATAGCAGAAACACTAATGAGCTATTACAAAAGATTAAAGATGAAGATGCTGGCAATTATTCGTTCTCTATGGCCGATCAAGAGCAAGCGGATCTTTGGAGGGCATACCATCGAGGCGCAAGCGACTTTGAAAAAGAAATAGATTTTCGTAATGAGGTTAGAGAAGAGCTAAAAACAATCGGTCATAAAAATGTTACTGATGATGAGGTAGCAGCTGTTGCTGATCGTATGGCTAGAACTGGTGAAATGGTAGAAGATGCAGCCCAGGCAATAGCAATTAAGGTTGATGATGTTCGCCAAGAAATGCTTGCTCGTTTGGGCTTAGAGCCAGAAAACGAAAAACTAGCAGACTTCTCTGCGTCAGAACGTGCTGATGAAGTGTCAGATGTAACACCTTATGATGAGATAATCGAAAGAGAAGCTGAGATTGTGGCGCAAGCTAGGGCGTCAGGTGAGCTTACGGACGAACAAATAAAAGCTTTAGATGAAATAGAAGAATTTGATAAAAGCCATGAGGCAAGAGTGGATGTTATTCGTGCTGGTATGGCTTGTGTGGTGAGGCGATAATGTCAGTTTGTTTAAATGTAATGAAAAAAGCAAATGCAAATCGTCTGAATGATGATGAGCTAAAAGAACTCCTTGCAGAGCTACAAGCAGAAAAGAAAGCTAGGCAAGCAGCTAATCAATTACAGAACCTAGATAAAGCTGTTTTCAATCGTGGCGAGCTAATGATTAACGAAGCTGACGTCGCAAGAATGATTGAGAAGCGCAGTCGTTACAAAAATATAATTGTAGAACAGAGGGCGATGGCTCTAGCAGAACGTGCCAACGAAGCGGTTCAAGATCCCTCTCTGGGCTTAGAGGCTTTGTTGGTTGGTGTAAATGCAAAGTTTGAAGGCGCACAAAAATCTGTTGATGCTCTTAATCAGGCGCTTATGTCTGAGTTTATGGGTGGGTTTATTGCTGATCTTAAAAAAGCAAAGCTACACACTCAATTTAATAACATGAAGGATGACTTTGAGAGGGAAGTATCTAGGGTCTTAGAAAACCTTAATCAAAAAGAACCGTTGCCTAATTCTAAAATTAACGCAAGTGAAGAAGCCATTGCGATGGGCGAGATCATGTTTAAATACCAGCGCCAAGCGTTTCAGCGAGAAAACATGGCCGGAGCATTTATACGGCTCAAAGAAGGTCGTGTTGTTGGGGCAAGCCATGATATTCGCAGAATGGTTAAAGGTGGCAAAGAGGCTTGGGTAGAGTTTATAAATCAAAAGATAAACTGGCAAAAAACAGCTAACGGAGAGTTTTATCTTCCTGATGAAATGCTTGCAGATAGAGAGCTTGTGCAGAAACTTGCGACTGATAGAAAAGCTTTTCTTGAAAGATCTTATGACGCAATCACAACAGGCGTTAGAACACAAACGGAAAGAACAGAAATATCCAAATCATTTAAGGGGCCAGGTAATCTAGCTAAACGTGAAAGTTCCAGCTCTTTGTTTACTTTTAAAAGTGCAGATGATTGGTATGACTATGACCAAGAGTTTGGCCGAGCTTCTTTGCGTGAGGCATTTGTGCAAGACATTCAATCCTCATTGCGATCAACAGCATTGATGGAAATGCTAGGAACCAATCCTGAAGCAATGGTTGATCGTATTCAACAGCGTCTTCTAGAAAAATATAAAAGTGACCCAAAGAAAGTTAAAAGATTAAAAAGAGAAACGGCTGCTATAAATTTTAAGGCTGCTTATGCAGAGGTATCTGGAGATGTAAATTTAGGATCTCATTCAAATATAGCAAGAACTTTTCATTTTCTAAGATCATGGCAAACAATGGCTAAACTAGGTGGTGCGTTCATATCTGCTTTCTCTGACGTTGCATTTATTGCAGCAAACAGGATGTATCAGGGTCGCTCATTGATGGATAGCTGGGGTGATGCGTTTAGCGCTGTATTTAGGGGTATGAACTCTGGTGAAATGCGTGAGTTTGCAGATCGTCTAGGTGTTGGTATTGAGGGGCAGCTTGGAGATTTCATGAGCCGTTTCAATGCATCTGACGATATACCAGGGCAAACATCAAAAATGATGTCGATGTTTTTCAAACTCAATCTTTTGCAGCCTTGGACTGAAAGCAACAAGCGCGGCGTTACCCTTATGATAGCTAACGATCTTGGTCGTGAGGCAAGTAAGAGTTTTAACAAGCTACCTGATGATTTGCAGAGACTTCTGAGCATATATGATATCGATGCTGCTAAATGGAATAAGGCTCGTAAGAACGCTAAGAAAGGCCCAGATGGTAGAACATATCTGATACCTGGTGAGATTGAGGATATTTCGTTACGACAAAACTTTTTTGCGTTGCTTGTGTCTGAGGCTGATAACGCCGTTCCTTCACCTGGTGCAAGGGAAAGAGCAATACTAAGAAGGGGCTATCGTCCAGGAACCTTTGCTGGTGAAAGTATAAGGTTTTTAACACAGTTCAAATCTTTTGGTGTTACAGCTCTTACCAAACCGTTAGGGCGTCAGTTTTATGGTTATGGCGCAGCAACAATGAATGATCAGCTAAAACGCGGTTTTGGCGCTAATATGGGGATAGTCAATGCTGTTGTAGGTACGACTGTTATGGGCTACTTTGTTATGCAGCTCAAGGAGGTTATGAAGGGTCGAGAGATGCGCCCACATTCTCCAGAAACCTTTTTAGCAGCTGCTATGCAAGGTGGTGGTCTTGGCATATATGGAGACTTTCTATTTGGTGAAGCAAACAGATATGGCGGCGGTACACTGCAAACACTGGCTGGTCCATTTGTAAGTGAGGCCTCTGAGTTAGTAGATCTTTTGCAAAGAACTAGAGGTGTTGTTTTAGGTGGAGATGAAGATATAGGTGGCGATTTTCTTAGATTTGCCAAAGGCAATGTGCCTCTTGGTAATTTGTTCTACACCAAACAGGCTATGGATTATTTAATCTGGTATCAGTTTCAAGAAGCACTCAATCCTGGCTATCTTAGACGGATGGAAAGACGAGTAGAAAGAGAAAACAATCAGAAGTTTGTTATAAGACCATCAAGTATTATCGCAACAGGTGGTGGATTTAGGTAATAATATTGGAAAACCAAACAACATATGGTATAAGACAAGCAAATCAACGGAGTATATAGATGGCCGATATTCCAATTAACAATGTAGCAAGGCGTGTGCAGTTTACTGGTAATACTGGTACTGGACCATTTGCTTTTAATTTCAATATCTTAACAAGCAGTGATTTAGTAGTTCACAAGAACACTACTAAGCTTACACTAACAACTGATTACACTGTATCGATAAACTCAAACGGTACCGGAACTATTACATTGGTGTCGGCACTTGTGGCATCGGATGTATTAACGCTAATCGGTGCAAGAAACTTAGAACGAACAACAGACTTTGTGACAGCTGGTGATTTGTTAGCATCAAGTCTTAATGAACAGCTCGATAGCTTGGTTATTATGGCTCAACAGCTTGATGAAAAGATGGATCGGGCGTTGAAAGTAAATATTGGTGATGTCATTGACAGCTTAGAGCTTCCGTTAAAAGCAGATCGGCTTGGAGCGGTATTAGCTTTCAATGAAGTTACTGGCAATCCAGAAACAAAAGCACTTACTGGCCTGGGTACGATTACTGTTCCAGTACCAGTATTACAAGGCGGCACTAACGCAACAACTACAGAGGCTGCGAGAACAAATTTAGGAACTACTGAGGAAGCTGAAGTTTTAGCTTTGGCCTTAACATAGGAGAAAAATATGGCAAATGATGCTTCAGTAACAATGACCGCTACGGTCTTACCTGATGAGATTGCAAAGGCTATCTCGGGTACAATAACTGTCAGTCCAGCAGATGCTGATGACAAATGGTATTACAAACTTACTAGTGTATCAAACGCATCAACAGATTTGATTGCTGGTTATTTTACTGACTATACAGCAGTAGATGATGATACCGCACCAACGGCTGTAGACGCTGCTGACAAAGTAAAATTTTTATTAGTTAAAAATACTGATACTGCAAATCACATTCATTTTGTTATCGATGCTGGTACAGCGTCAACTAGTGTGAGTGATGGCATCAAAGTATCTGCTGGTAATACGGTAGCTCTTGAGCTTCCCAATACAACGATTGCTGACATTCATGCGATTTCATCTACGTCAACAGTAAACTGTTTAGTGGCTGCTTTAATCGAAGATGTTGCGTGAGGTAAAGCATGGCTAATACATTTACCAGACATATTAATGAAGCTAGTGGTGCAAGACAGGCTATAGGAATGACAGAGTTTACTATGTACACAGTAGCCTCTAGCACAACAGCGGTGATTATGGGGTGTCACGTTTCTAACCTTACATCGAGTGCAATAACTGTTACTATAAAAGCAGCTGGTGCAACGCTAGTTAAAGATGCCTCTATACCAGTAAACTCAGGTTTAGATTTGCTTGATGGTAGTAGAATAAATCTTGTGGCTACGGATACGGTTACAGTTCAAAGTAGCGCACCAGTAAGTGCGGATGCTCTTCTTAGCATAATGGAGAGAACTTAATGTCAATCCGATACATAGGGACATCTCCACCAGCGCCAGCTATTGCTGCTAATTTTACTACTTTAACAGCAAATACAGCAGTTGCTGCTACACAAGTAAATGCGGCTGCTACTGGCAATCTTACTTTAGACTTTAGTGCCAATCAGAATTTTATTTTAACACTGACTGGCGCTCTTACTTTAGACAATCCGACAACTGAAATTGTGGGGCAGTCTGGTTTCATAGTGTTTATTCAAGATGGCACTGGAGGCCGCACAGTAAGCTTAGGCACAGATTATGAAACTGTTGGTGCTGGCGGTCTTACACTATCTTCAGCAGCTAGCGCAACGGATATAGTGCCGTATGTTACTATGGCTGATGCTCGTATTTTATTAGGCGCACCACAGTTAGCGTTTGCATAGGGGAAATATATGTCAGGCCCATTTGGTTCACAGCAATGGATGTATGCAAGCGGTGGGTTTTATCCCTATGAGCTAGATAACTCTCTGAAGTTTGAGGATGGCGATAGTTCGTATCTAAGCAGAACTCCGTCAAGCGCTGGTAATCAAAAGGTGTTTACTTTTAGCTGTTGGTTAAAACGAGGTAACTTAACTGATATTAATTTATTAGGTGCTGGAACTGGATCTGATGATCGAACAGATATAGCTGTTTTAGATAATGCAATACTTTTTGGAAACGAAGTGTCTAATGATAGGGACGTAAAAAAAACAAATGCAGTTTTAAGAGATACTAGTGCTTGGTATCACATAGTCGTAGCTATTGATTTAACAGCAAGCAGTAATAGCGATAAAGTTAAGATATATATAAATGGTGTTCAACAAACTTCTTTTGCTATTGATAACACATTTGCTAACGTAAACTCTTATATAAATGGAACTTCATCTACACACTACATTGGTAGAAATAGAGCAGGAACTGATAAGTTAGATGGGTACTTAGCTGAAGTAAACTTTATTGATGGAACGCAGTTAACACCTAGCAGCTTTGGAGAAACCAAAGAAGGTATCTGGATACCAAAACAATATTCTGGCAGCTATGGCACAAACGGCTTTTACCTACCGTTTAAAGAAACAACAACAGCTAATGGTTTTAACACAGTTACTTATTCTGGTAATGGTGGGGATCAAAGCATAGAAGGCGTTGGCTTTCAGCCTGATTTTGTTTGGACAAAACAACGAAATGCTAGTGCAAACCATCGTTTGTTTGACAGCGTTAGAGGAACAGGAAAAAACCTAATATCCAACTCAACTACGAGTGAAGGAACAGATAGCAATACTTTAACAAGTTTTGACTCGGATGGTTTTTCATTAGGCAATAGCACACAAGTTAATGACAGTAGCGATACCTACGTTGCATGGTGCTGGGATGCTGGAACTGGTGATAAAACCTATACTGTTACAGTTTATAACAGTGGTTATGGAAACAAATATAGATTTGACGGTAACTCAACAGATGCACCTACACTAAATCTTGCTGAGGGTGCTACCTATACATTTAACTATCCGTCTGCTCACCCACTTAGATTTTCTACAACATCGAATGGTACTCATGGCGGTGGTACTGAGTATACCACTGGTGTTACTCATGTAAGCTCTACGCAGACAACAATCACTGTCGCCTCTGGTGCGCCTACACTTTATTATTATTGTTCAATCCATAGTGGCATGGGCGGTCAGATAAATACAAACTCAACTCAGGGATCAAGTCATTTAGAAGGGTCAATAATTTCTACTGTCAAAGCTAATCAAGAATATGGGTTTAGTATTGTAAGTTACACTGGAACAGGTGCTGCGGCAACTGTTGGACATGGGCTTGGTGTTATTCCTGCAATGGTAATTACAAAGAGAAGAGACGGTACATCTGAGTGGATGGTAAAACATCAATCTTTACCTACTGGGCAAAATTTATTGTTAAACCAAAATCTTAATGCCGCAGCGTCTTTAGGTTACAGTCAAGGAGTTATCTCAGATTTAACAAGTAATACTACATTTGGGTTCACATCTGGTTCTTCTGGTGTAAATAACGCTAATCAAAGTTCTGCAACTTATGTAGCCTACTGCTTTGCAGATGTAACAGGCTATCAGAAGGTAGGTTCATATAGCGGTACTAATTCTGCAAATAATTCTATTACTGGTCTTGGGTTTAAGCCAGCTTGGTTAATGATTAAGAGAACCGACTCTGCTGATGATTGGTGTATATATGACAACACAAGGCATCCTGGTGCTTCTACTAACACACGACTAGAAGCAAATGATAGTGCCGCTGAAGTTTCTGCTTCTAGCATTGAGATTACGTTTGATAATGATGGGTTTACTCTGGTTGGTGATAATTCGTCAATCAACGCATCTGGCACCTACATCTACCTAGCCATAGCTGACACAAGGGATGCACTGTTTACTTCAGATGCATCTGGCAATGGCAACAACTGGACGCCTAATGCTTTACAACACAGCGATGTTATGCCTGACACTCCAACTGATGGGTTTGCCACTCTTAATTCAGTCTTTAAAACAAAGAACGCTAATCCAACATTTTCAGAAGGAAATCTTACAGTAGCTCCAAGTGCTTCAGCTTATCAAAATACAATTTCCACTATAGGGGTTTCATCAGGCAAATGGTATGCTGAGATTTATTGTAACGGAACACCAAACTCTGCCAATTATTTTGGAGTTGGAAACGATAAAGAAATAAATAATCTTATTTCAACAAACACACTCGTAGGCAGCACAGATGGTGGTTTTGGCATTCAGATGCTCGCAGACGATAAGCGTACTAATGGCTCTAACACAACTGGTTATAGTTCTGCTTTCTCAAGTGGCGACATAATGAATATCGCTATGGATTTAGACAATGGTAAAGTTTGGTTTGGAAAAAACGGAACTTACTTTTCTAGTGGCGATCCTGTCGCTGGAAGCAACGAAGCGTTTAGCGGTTTAAGTGGAACTTTTTATGTCATTCTAACTATGTACAATGCGGGGTTCACCTCGGCTACTGTAAACTTTGGTCAAGATAGTTCTTTCAATGCAGTGCAAATTCCTCAAGGCAATGCAGATAGTAATGGCAAGGGTGATTTTTTCTACGCACCACCATCAGGATTTCTAGCTCTTTGCAATGCCAACCTACCTGACCCAGCTATTGATCCTAACAAGGGTGAGAACCCAGAAGATTACTTTAATACTGTTTTATATACCGGTAACGGCGGCACGAAGAGTAT